GTTCGGGAGGAGGGGTGGAGTCCATTTGTGAGTAAAAAAAAATGAAATGTCTCATAAAAAAGTCTTTATTAATTCTGCTAACAGTAGTATTAGGAGATTTAATGCAAGAAAAAAAGTTAGGAAAAGAGCACTTAGATGCCTTGGAGGCAAAGCAATTTAAATTGTTGAATAAGAAGCTGATGGATAACAAACCTCTCAATCAAAGAGAGATGGAGTGGTACTATGGGTATGTAAAAAAACATGGAGACATTGGTGATGTAGAAGATTTAGATATGATTGGGACAAATGTGACATCATATGCTAAAAACCAATCAGAGTTAGCAAAACATCTTAATGTAAATCGAAAAACAATACAGAGATGGAAGAAAGACCCAACGTTTCCTAAAGAAAAGCCAGATGGAAGATTTAGCATTAGGGAAGTCGTGGAGTGGAAGGATTTGCATGGAGCTAGGGCAGGAGATTTAGTAAGTAAGGAGTCCGAGCAAATCCGTAGCATGATGCTACAAAATGAGAAGTTAGAAATACAAGTTGGTATTCTTCGGGGAGAGTATACACCTAATGTGGATATTGACCAACATGTTTCAGAAATGGTACAGCAAGCGAAAAGAGAGTTATTATCTTTGCCGTCTTCATTAGCGCCACAAGTTGTGGGTCAATCAATAGCAGAGGCAGAAAAGATAATTAAGCAGGGTGTAGTGGATGCTCTTAAAAGTTTGCATGAAAATGAGTGGATAAACCATACAAAGCAAAAAATAGATAATGATGGGGAAGCATAGTACCTTATACCATTTTGATGAAACAAGAGCTGATACATTGGATAAGCAACAATGCCATCATTTTCCTTACGATGAGTTGGATGGTGATACGAGTGAAGAGGTTTACGAGCCCGAAGAAGTTGAAAAGATGGGAGAAATATTAAGAGAAATGTTGACATGGCTTACTATGGGAGACAAAAACTCAGAAGGGTATGGTAAGACAGTCATGAGAAAAGCAATAGCTATGTGTTGGGTTTTAAGACCCGAATTATTCAATGGTGAGCCATTGTCTGAGATAGCAAAGAAAAAAGGAATAAATGTATTTAAACAATCGTTAAGTAAACAAGCTATCAACTTTAGTAAAAAATTTAATATAAAAGGAAGAGGACAAAGAAAGAAATTATGAAAACAATAGATAGGGAGATTATAGACCTTAAGCCTGCCGAATATAATCCAAGGGAATTGACCAAAAAGCAATATGAGGATTTAAAGCAAAGCCTTAAAGATTTTGGCGTGGTTGAGCCAGTCCTCGTAAATATGCACAAGGACAGAGAAAATGTAGTAATCGGTGGTCACCAAAGATTACGGATATGGTCAGAGTTGGGAAATAAGAAAATCCCCTGCGTAGAAGTAAAACTTTCCCTTGACAAAGAAAAGGAGTTAAACATTCGCCTCAACAAGAATGGTGGTCAATGGGATTGGGATTTATTAGCTAATAATTTTGATAGTGATGATCTTATAGATTGGGGTTTTGATGCTGATGATGTTCTGTCTGAGCTAACTGAAGAAGATGAGAAGGAAGAGCCTGAAGTAATATTCTCAGAAGTGCTAAATGAATCCAATAATTATGTAGTTATATATTTTGATAATGATATTGATTGGTTGCAGGCACAAACTCATTTTGATTTGGATTCTGTGCATTCGAAGCGATCTAATGGCAAGCCTTGGAGTAAAGGTATCGGCAGAGTTATCAAGGGAACCGATTATTTTAAAAAATTAAATGGAAACTGAAACAAGGCAAATAGGTCTAAAAACTTTTACATTTAGGCACAACAAGTCAGATAGATGGGTTATTGATGAGGTTGCTCATCCTGCAACCTATCAGAAATGGCTTAAAGTAAATTCCAAAGATGTAGTCTTGGATATAGGCATGAACATTGGTGCCTTTAGTGTATTCTATGGATCAAAGGCAAAAGTATGTATTGGTTTTGAACCTGAGGAAGAAAATTATAATTTAGCTGTTTTAAATATTAATCAGAATCCAAGAGAAGGTGCAGTCATACCCTTAAAAAAAGCGGTGTTGGGAGGAAATAATAAAACAATAGAGCTTTTTATTAATAATGGTTCAAGAAGAGATGGGGACACAATAATACCTAAAAGGGGAAGAATTAGAACCGTAGTCGATGCCGTTAGTATTAATGATTTAATAAAAGAATATAATCCTAATAAAATTAAAATGGATTGCGAGGCTTCCGAGTATGACATTATTAAACACTTAGAAGATTGGAGTGGCATAGAATCTATTGTTGTAGAATGGCACAGAACAATGTTGAAGGATGAGTCAAATACTAAGTTGAAGGAAGTATTTGAAATATTAGATGCAAATTTCGATAAGGTGCAAGGCAACAGAGACCCTGCGGGTTGGATGCAAATAATAAGAGCAAGAAAATGAAATATAAAATCTATTCCCCTACATTCAAAAGGTCGGGTCTATGTCGCACTCATAAATATTTAAAAGATACCGTTTATGTAGTAAGGGAGTCTGAGGAGAAGGATTACGAAGGTATACATGATAAAATATGGATAGTACCTGATTCTGCCCAAGGTAATTTATCCCGTGTTAGAAATTATATTTTAGATAATGCTGAAGATGAAAATATAATCTTGTTAGATGATGACATCCATAGCTTGGGTAGATGGAATGGTGGTGACCATGTAAAGCTAAGCGAAGAGGGTGTGTATAATATGATCGAAGAAGGTTGTTTGCTCGCCCGTGATTTAGATGTGAAGTTTTGGGGGATTAATTGCTTGGGTGATAAAGGGAGCTATCGTGAATATACTCCTTTTGGTACAAGACAATATATCGGGGGACCATTTCAAGCCCATATAAATAATGACCTAAGATATGATGAAAAAATATATCTAAAGGAAGATTATGATATGACCCTGCAAGTATTGAATAAGTACAGAAGAAATCTTAGATTAAATATGTACCATTATGACTGCGATCAAGCTACATTAGCAGGAGGTTGTGCGGAGTATCGAAATATTGAAAAAGAAGTAGAGCATAATGATATGTTGCGAAAAAAGTGGGGATCGAAAATTATTCAGTTTGATTCAGGTGCTTCTCAAGTGCAAAGGAAGAGACAACAGAGCTATGACATCAACCCCATAATAAAAATACCCATAGGAGGAGTATGATGCATGATAAAAAGCCGTTCAAAGTTACAAAAAAAAGCGAGGGAATATTTTTCATTGATTTGGATTTCCCATCAGAACTTCCAAGTAAAAAAGAGTTTTGGTGTTTATTAAGAAGTGATGCACACCATGACAATCCACATTCAGATAATAGATTAGAAAGAAAACATCTTGATCAAGCAATAGAAAGGAATGCTTTTATTTTAGATAATGGAGATGCGTTCTGTGCAATGCAGGGCAAAGGCGATCCAAGAGCAAGTAAAAATGACATCAAAGAAATACATAAGACGGGCAGTTATCTTGATAGCCTTGTTAATACCTATTCGGAATTTCTTGAGCCTTATTCAAAGAACATTCTTGTCATGGGCAGAGGAAACCACGAAACAGCTGTCTACAAGCACAGAGAAACTGATCTCACTCAGCGGTTGGTTGATCTTGTCAATGGAAGAACGGGCTCAAAAATTAAGTCAGGGCAAATTGCAAATTGGATCGGGATTAGAGCTAGGTACAGAGACAGAAATGGAAAGTTTAGAAAGCTTGGGAAGCATGTATGGCTCTACATGTTTCATGGAGCGGGTGGTGGTGGACCCGTTACCAAGGGAGTCATTGGGGCGAATCGCATGGGAGTTACTCACCCAGATGCTAATATTGTGGCTACGGGGCATACCCATGATTCTTGGTTTTTTACTAATGCTCGTAGTAGGATTACCCATGACGGGACTGAATATATTGATGAGCAACTTCATATTAAAATACCAACTTATAAAAATGAATATGGAGTGAAGGATTCAGGCTTTCATATGGAAAAGGGCAGACCACCGAAGCCATTAGGTGCTGTGTGGATTAGATTCTATGTGGAAAGGATGAAAGACTTAAGCACTCATCATTTAAAATATGAAGCCACAAGAGCCGATTAACCATGCAAATCTGAAGGATGACTTCAGAATTTCAAGGTAATGGGGATAGTTGAGTCATCTGCTAAAAGAAGTTGGAAGCCTCCCGACACAAGGACAACATGGGAGTGGGCTGAACAAAGTGTAAAGCTTGACCCAACAAGCCCGTATCAAGGTTTTTGGAAGTCAGAAATATCGCCGTGGGTAAGGGAACTCATGGAGTGTTTTGCTGATAATGAAGTTTCAGATATTAGTGTGATGTGTTCAGCGCAATCTGCTAAGACTCAGACAATGATATGTCTTTTGATGTGGGCTCTCTCGGAGGAACCCGCTCCGACAATGTGGGTTACATCGACTGCCGAGGAAGCCGCATTCTTGATGAAGACAAGGTTGATCCCTACAATCAAAGCCTGTCAGCCCGTAGTAGATCAACTAATAGATGATAGAAGTGCTGTTAATAAAATGGAGGTACATTTAAAAAGTGCGTCCTTGGGTGTGGTTGGTTCGTCATCACCATCAAGATTGCAGTCCAAGCCTGTTAGATGGTTGTTTTTGGATGAGGTAAGAAACTACCCCGAAGGTGCATTAGAAATGGTTCTGAAAAGAACTAGGGCATATTGGAATGCAAGGCGTTGTATTGTATCAACTCCCGATATGTATAATGATGCTACTCATCGTGCGTATATTCAGGGAGACCAAAGAGTGTGGCACTTTCAATGTAGGTCATGCAATGAATATTACCCGATGAGTTGGGAAATGATGAAGTGGGAGGAGAATGATCTCACAAAGAATGAAAAAGGTTATAATTTTGATGAATTATCAAAGACAATACATTTTAAATGCAAGTGTGGGGAGGTCTATAAAGATGAGCCATCAGACCGAAGACATTTTGTAAAAAGTGGTAAATATATCCCATTAAACTTAAATGCTCCTAAAAATAGAAGAAGCTACCATTGGAATGCCTTGTTGCCTCCTTGGGTAAAGTGGAGAGATTTAGTCGAAGAGTTTTTATTAGCTAAACAATCGACATATAATGGAGATACGTCGCCATTAAAGGATTTTATAAACGAATCATTAGGAGAGCCTTGGGAAGATAGGTTGGGAGATTTTGAGGATTTTGGTCAACTTAAATCCCGTGCTAGAGAATATAAATTGGGTGATGAATGGGAAGAAGAAGAAATAAGGTTTTTGTCTGCCGATAAACAAGCCAAAGGTGGTATGCACTATTGGTATGTTGTGAGAGGGTTCGCCAAAGAGGGGGCAAAATCAAGATTGATAGATTATGGTAGAGCCGAAAGTGATGTTGAGTTGCTTGAGGTAGCAGAGAAGAATAATGTTCATGCAGACAATTGCATGGTGGATTCAGGATTTGACTCAGCGTCTGTCTATAAATTCTGCCAAAGGCATGGATGGAAGCCAATGAAAGGTTCAGGTAGTGCGGGATTTAGGCACAGGAATGCTAAGACAGGAAGAATAAGCACGCAATTATGGACGTGGACGAAGGCTGAAGTAGGTATAGGAACAAAAGAACATGGGTTGCACAAAGCAATAAGATTGTTTCTTTGGTCTAATGATGGAATCAAAGATATGTTAGCTGAGTTAATCCAAGGTATGATTGGGGATTGGACGATAGCGGGTGATACTTGTAATGAGTACACTAGGCAAGTTACCGCAGAAAAGAGAGTCCAAATACAAGATATAAAAGGCAGAATCAAATATGAATGGTTGCCAGTACGAAAAGACAATCATATGTTTGATTGTGAATTGATGATAGTTGTTGCATCTTTAGCTAATAAATTAATATCTCAATATGAAGTAGTGGAGACTGAAGAGCTTAAATGAGATGGTAATAAGAGGACATTATGTAGGGTTGCCCGTTTCTGACCTAAATAGTATTAGGGATCAGTTGTTGCAATCACTAGAGAAGGCACGACTAGGATCAAGGTTTGAAGAGGTCGATATGGGCGGTAAGATGGGCAAGAAAGCCCTATTGTCGTACAATGAAATAGTCCATGAACTAAAAGAGGTAGAGCATGCGTTGAAGAAAGCCATGCCTGAAGTTTATGGAAGGTCAATTAAGAGACTTGTTCCAAATCATAATCCCGCTTTAGTAAGAATGGTAATAAAGCTAAAGGATGGTAAAGAAACTTATTACCCTGAGGAAGAGTTTATAGACACGGGAGCAATAGCTTATGATCCCGTAGAGGGCGATTTAACAGTCACAAGAATAAGTGACCCAATTATGAATCATGTAGGTGTGCAATATGTCGATTATGAAGCCTACAATTCTAAGGGCGTAAGAATCAAGGCATCCCGAAAAATTGAAATTTTAGGTTCGGTTGAGGTTTTTGACCTTGCGCCGATATTTGGAAATTCAGTCAATGACGACATCTTTTATTACAATAGGGGTGTCAGTACTATTAATCTGACTAATGGATATTGGGCTGATAAAGATTATCAAAACCAAATTGTAAAAGAAAACAATAGGTGGTCTATTTATGATTATTCGGGAGTAGTGCATGATTCCCAAAAAAGTAATTCAACGACACCGCTCACTTCTGAAACAGAGTGGGGAAAAATTATAGTAAAATGAGTTTGCTCGACAAATTATTTAGAAAACAAAAACAGGATGTTAGTAATCCTAAGTCATACCATCCCACATATTGGGAGGGCATCCAAAGGTCTAGGCACAGAAAAAATATACCATACACATTTAAATCTGCTAGGTCTAATTCTAGTTGGAGCCGTAAAGAAATGGCTTCTTTATCTAGGTATTTATATGACAATGATGGAATTGTAAGATGTGCCATAAATGATTTAGCACGATATTCGTTTCCCCTGACCCCCCAAGCTGTCTCTGATGATGCTTATTGGAACATGGAGGCAGAGGCATTATTCCAAGATTGGTCTACTCATGCGGATGTGGGTCAAAGGTATGGATTTGAGGAGTTGCAAAGATTAGCCTCGATAGCCATAGACAGAGATGGCGATATTGGGATTGCTTTTGTAAGGGCTGCGGGATTCAGATTGCAGTTAATTGAGTCACACAGAATTGGAGATTTTATAGAATCAGACAAAGGGTTCTTAGATGGAGTAAAAACAAATAAATATGGTAGAGCTACTCATTATTTGGTTAGCGACGAATCTATTCGTGGTGAATTTTATCCGAAAACAACGAAGGCAAAAAGGATTCCTGCGTCAGCAATGATGCTTTTGTATGACCCCGAAAGAGCAGATCAGCAAAGAGGGTTACCCGCAATTAAGCATGCAATCAACCATGTCCGTGATATTAAGGATATTCTTAATTACGAAAAAGAGGGTGTTAAAAACCTATCAACCATTGCCGCCGTTTTGGAGTCTGAGACAGGAGAAGCAGACCCCGATGCATGGAATATTAAAGATATAGAAGAAAATGCCACAAGATTGACTGTTAGTGATGTTCAAAGCGGTAGTATCCCCGTACTTAAAAAGGGGGAAAAGTTGACACCTTTTTCTTATAATCGACCATCTCCAACATTCCAAGGATTCCTAGAGTTTTTAATTAGGGAGTTTGCTGTTGGTATGGGTTTGCCATATGAGTTTTTGTGGCATCCTGCGGGAATCACGGGACCCGCACAAAGATTCATAATGGGAAAAGCCCAAAGAAGATTTAATGAACGACAAAGATTGTTTTATAAATTTGTGAAAAAGGTATGGGCTATGGTAATTGCTGATGCAATCGATGCGGGCAAGATAGCTCCAATGAAAAATTGGTATAAATGCAGAATCCAAGCCCCCGCCCAATTAACAATCGATGCGGGCAGGGAGATGATGCAAGAAAGAGAAGATGTGTCTGCGGGCTTAATGACGCTCCGAGAACACTTCGGGAAGAGAGGTTTAGATTGGCAGTCTGAATGTCAGCAAAGAGCTAAAGAAATTAAATATATGTTTGAGAAAGCAGATATGTTAGCTGAAGAATTAGGTGTAGACCGAAATATAATTGTTAGTCTTTTGTCGCAAGGAGACACAATGTTACCACAAGAATCAAATGAAGATGATAGCGAAGATACAAGAGAATCTGATCAATAGTCCTTGGTTAATAACGCAGAATGCATACCTTGGTGTGCAGTTAACCTTTGAGCAATATTTGGATTTAGATGGACGGGTGGATGACCTAGAAATCGAGGAAAGTGTGGCAAGGGATTATGTCGAAGGAGATATTGCAGTAGTACCAATTCAAGGCACATTGATGAGAGGAATACCAGAGCAAGTAGCAAAGTTCTTTGGGATGACTGACACTTCTGCATTAAAAGATAAGATTGAAGCACTAGCTGAAGATGACCAAGTAAAAGGAGTATTGCTCGATATAGATTCAGGAGGAGGTTCTGCTTCAGGAATAGCAGAAACAGCAGAAGCAATAGCAATGCTTAATGACAAAAAACCTGTTTATGCGTCAGTAGAAGGTACTATGGCAAGTGCCGCATATTGGTTGGGGTCACAAGCATCAGTAGTATTTGCCTCGGGCAGTTCAAAGGTTGGATCAATCGGTGTTTATTTGCCTGTAGTTGATAGTAGTGAGTCATATAAGGCTCAAGGCATACAAGTGGAGTTGATTAAAAATAAAGAAGCCACTTATAAAGGTGCGGGATTTGATGGAACAGCATTGACTGATGATCAAAAAGAATACTTAAGAGAGATGGTGCAAGATATATATGAAGATTTTAAAAATTCTGTATTGTCAGCTAGAAAAGATATTCCCGCAAAGGCAATGCAAGGACAAGTGTACCTCGGAAGAAGAGCGAAGGGCGTGCAACTTGTGGATGTAATTGGAAGTTTTAAGGATGCGTATCAAATGCTCGCATACCAAGTAGAAAAAAATAAATATTAAAATTGATGGAGACAAAAAAGCTATTGTGATGAGTGAAGCAAAAAATATCATTGAGGAGCATGAAACTTTGTTAGGTGAAGTATCTTCTTTAAAAGAACTTTTAGACGAAGCTAGTGAAAAAATTGAGAAATTAACCCTAGAAGCTTCTGAGAAGTCAGAAGAGCTCGAAAAAGTTAAAGAAGAAAAAACTTCTTTAGAGGAAGAGCTTGATACTAAGGTTTCGGAAAATGAGGAGTTAGAAGAGCAAGTTCGTTCACTTACCCTCGAAGAAGAAGCCTTAGAGAAAAAAGTTTCTGAAAAACTTAATGAAATTGGCGTAGAGCCAGTAAGTCTTCAGTCAGAGCAAGAGGAGTTTGACCATGTTAAAGCATGGGGAGAAATTTCCGACCCAATCGAAAAAACTAATTTTTATCGTCAACACAAAGAAAAAATCCTTGGAGGACTTAAATAATGGCTAACTTAGATAGTATCACCAACAAATATCCGAATGGCAACCTTACCGTTGACATCATTCTTCAAGAGGCACTTGATACCTTTATTCAAGACTTAGGAATCCTCGGATCAATCCATCGTGATTTTGGTGGAGAAGCCATGCGCTTCAACCAAAGCATCCAAACAAGAATCTTCGCTACTCGGAGTAAGAGTGAAGTAGTCGATTGGAATGATGCAGGAAACAGCAATACTCACAGCTACAATGATGGTTCTGAAGAGCAAGATGCCGAGCCTGTAACAATTACGCTTGATCAGCACAAATATATCAAATTCCACCTCACAGACCTTGAGCGTGAGCAAACTTCAGTTTCTTATATTGCTGAAGCCGCCAAATATGCCGCTCATGCATTGGGTCAAAAAGTTACTGAAGATTTGTTGGAAAAAGCTTTTGCTAATGATACCAAGCTCAATTCTACACAGATTCCTTTAGCATCTTTTGATGTAGAAAATATTTTCGATGTTGCGAAGCACATGGATGATGAGAATATGCCCAAGAGTGGCAGATGGATGGTTATTGATCATTCTGTATATTATCAGTTGCTCAAAACACTTACCACGATTAGTAATGCCACTTATGATATTAAACCTGGCATTAATCGTGCGTTAGTCGATCAAACCCTCGGAGGTTTTTCAATTTATACTTATAATGGATTGGGAGGTCTAACAGGAGGAGACAAAGTTCTTGCGGGATATGAAGGTTCTCTTGCTATGGTAAATCGTTTACCTGAGTTTGCTGATGCTTCAATGCAAATTGGTGATATCGCAAATGCAACCGAGCCATCAAGCGGTCTCTCACTACAGCTTCGCAGAAAGTATGATGTATTTGATGCTAAAGAGCAATATGCACTTACCATTATGTATGGTCTTGAAGCACCAAAAGACAGCACTACCAACCGCATCTTTACTCTTGATGTATCTTAATCATGTTGGCTAACGCATTAAACACCCATGTAATTCTCTCGGAGACTGCTAATACCTCCGACGGTTCAAAGGGCACATTATCTGCATCGGTATTCGATAATGCTGATGCGGCAAACACCCTCTTTGAGCATAGGTGTCAGTTAAATCAGCAGTCAAATGACATCGATTCCGATAGCACCACAGAAGACACAAAATATAGGTGGGTTATGTGGTATGCAAAAGGAAGGCTCATCAAGTATCGCAGACTAGATCATTAATCAATAATTTAACCTCTAATCTTAAAAAAAATGGCACAAGTAAATACATCAGACGTTTATCCGTCTTTAGTTAATCTCACCACCAATGACCAAGGTGATCTCAATGAAGTAATTGGCTCTCCTTCCCAAAAATCCAAGTTGGATATTTATGCAGGAAGTGCTAGCACCAAAGTAACGATTGAAGCAAATGAAGCGGGAGCTTCAGGAAATGATCTTAGCCTTACTGTTATAGATAATAACGGAGGTTCTGACCGTGCAGACTATGACGCAAGCACAGGCGAGATTGTCGTATCCTTTCGTGATTCGTTTGTTGCCGCTTTCGGTGGAACGAAGTCTACCGCTACTTATAATAGTTCATTTTCTATTACTGCTAAAAATATCGGTACCTATGGAGACGATATTCAGTTTAGTGTCATTGACAATGTTGTAGATGTAAGCCAAAACGAAGTTAAAGTTAATTCTACTGATGGAGACATTGCAGTTTGTTTGGTGGATGACATTGCTACTGGCAATGGTGGATCGGGTTATACCAATCAAGACATCTATGACCTTTTAACTGACAGCCTTACCTCTTGGTATGCCTCTTTGACCGCTCTTGTTGATGTGAGCGCTCCTGCTTCAGGAACTGACGGAAATCAAGCAGTAAATTCTCAATTCTCTCTAGCGGGAGGTTCTGAGCCTGCGGGTCAAAATCCCGTTAATGGCATCCAAGCTATTGTTAATCTTATTAATAACACCGAAGAAACTTCTGCCGTAGTTAGTGCAAGTGGCGGTGACACAAGTGTACCAAGTGCAGTTGCCAAGACAAGCCTTAGTGGTGGTGCTGACCTTGTTGCTTCTGATTTAGATTTCAATTCTTCTTACATTTGTTTGAAAGTATCTGATGTTCATAGCCTTCTTGATTCTGAGGTTGGGGATGCTAGAAAGATTGTTTGGGGTATGCTTGAGTCTTATGTTCAGCATGTATCGGGACAATCCGTTGAGCAACAACCTGAGAATTTTATCACCAACAGAGGTAATCCTACTCTCGTTATCGACCAAGCGGGTACTCGCCTTCGTCAGACTTATACGATCAATGCCTTCTATGAAGTAGGCGACCTTGATCTTGAGGACGAAACAGGTTCTTAATGTTATCTTGGTAGAAATGAGAAGTGAGTGCTATAACATCTTTTATAGCAGATGCTTTTGAGGATCACTTACTATATTTAAAAGTCAATGCGGTAGTGTCGGGACAAGTAATCTCGGCACTACCCGCAGAGGCAGAAACATTAGCTCAGCTAGATATAGGTGGTGTTACAGAGCAAGCTGATGGAGCTATAATAGTTAAAAAAGAAAGCCTTAATTATGTTCCAAAGTTAGGCGAAAAAATATTAGTAGATAATAAGGCGGTACGGGTACACGCAATAAATACCTCGGGAGGTAATCCGCTTATGACAATAGAATATGTGGGGGTAGCAGAAAGATGAAGTCTTTCCATAGAGATATATTTATAAACTTAGATTCCCCCACAAGTGCCTTTGTGTTGTCCAAGGGCGATAATACTTCAGAGGAATATAGTTTTATTCAAGGCGATACATTAGAGGTACGCATTCATTTAAGGAGCGATTATCGCACAGAAGATAGTGAAAATGTATCCAATTATTATCAGTTAGACCAAAAGTCTAAAATAGTCTTTGCGTTAAAAAATTCTGACGATCCATATGGTGATTATTTATCCTACATAGATGAGTGGGATGAAAAAATGGATGAAGATGGCGATATTATGTATGTTGGTACATTGTTGCTTAATACGGATGCCGCTCAAAGATTAGCTGAAGAACAGGGCAATGTAGATTTGATATTAGAGTTAGCCATAGTTGAGCAAGCTATGGGTGGTCAAATAACCTTTCTTGGTCAAGGAACTATGGCACGAAGTGTTATCCCTTCTGCCTTAATAGGTGATTTCAAGCCAAGTATAAATGTAGGTACATATTCTAGTGTTGTTAGTTTAGCAAATGGCATAGTTGATCAAAGAATATTAGATTTACGCGCGGGCGCGCCTGCGGAGTTCGATACACTTTATGAGTTGGCTCATTATGCACAAAAAGTAAGAAGCCATGAAATAGTTGTTGGTGATTTTTGTGATTACTTAGATGGTAAAAAGTTAGCAGATCAAAACCTCACGGTTGTAAGCCTTGGTAATATAATGATTGATTCATCGACCTATGTTGTTTCGCATGAGCCATGGCGACCCAAGGAGGTCACAGCGGGCATAGCAGAATGATCGTAGATGATATTACAAATCTGATAATTCAGAGAACGATCGATGAGGGCGGTAAGGTCTATGCATTTAATGAGACAGATAAATTTAATGTGTTATCTGCCGAAGATAATGAGGTAACGATAGAATCAAGTGGTTATCAGTTTGCGGTAGGTGACAAAATATCATTTATCTATGAACCAAAGTTCACTCATGCTTGGTGTGAGGGATATTCTGATTTGGATGGTGATGGCATTATTGATCTTGCAGATTTAGACAAGGATGGGGATGGAGTATGGGACCCGAAAAAACCTCAAGCACCCGAATATGTCATCAGCAAGATTATTACAAGCCCTCTATTTCCTTCTATTATTTCTGTTCAAGTTAGCCCTAATAAGGTTAAAATAATAAAGGCTAGGGAGTGGGGTAAGCCATTGGTGATTGATGGATATTATCCATTATATATCACAGAGGCAGAAGCTCTTTGGGCATCACCTATGGCGACACCTGAAGCTCATCCGCATGATATGTCAGAAGAGCATGATGGCGAAATACATCAATGGGAGTATTGGATGCCACATGGAGTAAATCAATATCATGGAAACTATTATAATTGCCCCCCAATGGGTCATCTTGTTATTTCGGCATCTTCAGTAGAAACTTACGATTGGGAGTATGTAGATAGAACTTATTTCGATGGTTATTTTAGTTCTATTGTGCCATATGATTATGTACAAAGAAGATTAGGAGTTGATACAGACGAGAATGGTACCTTTGATGAAGAAAAAATATATAATCTTATAGATATATATAATATTAAAGATACTATTGATCAAAATGGTGTTGTCACAGAAAGAGGAGATTTAGGTTCTGCACATTATATTACTGAGCCACAACAAGCGTGGGTTTATGAAGTAACATCCATCGATACTTCAGAGAATGTATTAGAGGATGGTCATAGCTTCCAAATGGGCAACCATGTATTGTATGTAGAAACATATACAAAATTTGATGTAGGAACTCAGGAAGCTAAAGACCATACACTAAGTAAATTCGGTTATTATAGTCAGCAAGGCAATGGAAATAATGCATCCCTTAGTGCATTAGGTGGATTGGTATTAGAGTATAAAGACCATAATAATGAGTGGAAAACCAAACATATTTTAGAAGTTAATAGTGATGGGTATTTGGTTTTAGATAAGCCATTATTTGATGTCGGTGACCGTTTCTATCTATATATTGAAGATTTTCCTGAAGCCCCCACGATAACTGAAGTCACCGCCACACATCCGACTAATTCAGTAAGCTATGTACAGGCTATAAAGTTACCTGAAGCCCCAAGGTCATTATTAACAATAAATGCAGGAATAATGCCTCCTCCAAATGCTCCTAGTTTTGTAGAAGCACAAACAGGGACAGAATTGCAAGAAATAGTTTGGGATCAATTCGATGAGTAGTAATTTTATAGCAATTAATGCAGTCCCCCTTCAGTTGACGGCATACGCAACCTCGGGACTGCCTGTTACTTATAAAATATTAAGTGGTGCAGACAAGATCAGCATTACTCTTAGTGGTGATTATTATTATATAAATCCTATTGCTCTTGGTTTTGCTAGAATAGTTGCCTATCAAACAGGTAGTGCGGATTATGCTCCTGCAGTCCCTGTCTCAAAACTAGTAAGAGTTATTGGATTGCCTGAAGATTTAAACGTCAATGCCGATATAATGGTTATTCCACAAGTTCCTTCGGATGTTGAAGTGAATGTTTTGGAGCCTCCCGTAGCTGTGGTTGCTACTTTAAACAGTGTGCCTTTAGAGCCTACAAAAGTAAAAGTTACAGATAATACTCCGCAAGCCCCGATATTTGTAAGGACATTGACTGCCCCAAATGATTTATCAAGTGTTGTTGTTTATGATTATGATGCTCGACCTGCGGGATACCCTAATGGAATGCCTATAGTGTTAGAGGCTACCATCATGGAAGCCCCCGATGCCCCTGAAAGTATATCCGTAAATCCAATAGTGACTCCTACAATGCATTATGTATTGAACCTTTCCCGAAAGGTAGAAAAGCAATACATATCAGAGAATGCGATTGTAGACACAAAAGAATATACTGCCACAGAATTATGGGATTTATCGAATAATGATTTGGGTGTTGTAACTTTGCGTAATAATTATTTAAAAACCTCAAAAGATAGTAATGGATTGACCTATAATCCTCTTTGGGAATTTTCTAGCCGACCTTCTTTAAGTAGAGCATCTTTCTATTATGAAGATGAGAATAATCCGCAATATAATGGAAAATACCAAAAAGAATCTAGTGGTAGTTCTGTTTATGACATATGTTGGAAGGAAGTAGGTAGTCAAAATCCTAAATATATACATTTCGTAACTATTAAAATGCACACCTATGTAGTGCATGTAAATGAGTTAGAAAGCACAGATGGTGTTGTTGCGGGAATGAATGTGTTCTTGCAACTTGAGGATGAATTGTATCAAAGTGGACATATAGGCAATGCCGATTTTCAGAATTGGCTTCATACCAATGTTTATGAAAATTATGTAGCCGAATCTATACATAAGTTAGATAACGAATTAGTAATAGGGGGTTATGTATTTAGTTATAATGCTAATCCTGTAAAAGTTTTAAATATTAATTCTCTTATACCTTATGATGGTGACAAAACCTTGTTTGATACAGATTACCCATCCTCAGAAGATAAGGAAAAATTAATTAAAGAATATATATCTGATAAAACGCAAAGAAGCCTTAATATATATTACACTAAAACTGCGGGCGATATACTTGGTGCGTATAATGCATGGGATTCTGATTTAGAGAAAAATAATTGGAGCCCGTCCATGCCAGTACCTTTCGAGGAAGTTTATGTAGGTTCACCCGAGCAGTTTGGTGTCAATCCTTATGCAATATATGGAGACGGTATATCTTTATTTGATGCCTCAATACAATCTTTTGCAAGTGAGCCAACCAATGTTACAATAGAGGAATTATGAAGGATAAGATAGGGATATTTTTTACAGATAATTCTGACCGTGAGAAAGGATATAGTGTCAATGTAAATGAGATTCCTGCGGGTAAAATTAAAATAGATGAAGCAAATCAAACCTTCATAGAAGAGGGTAAGGCAAAATTGATGACAGATAATGAGCCCAAACCATCAGCAACGGGCGAAGATTATCAAATAAATGTTAGTGATGTAGGTAGAGGTACCCATCAAATTAAACTTATTAATTTTAATGATTCAGGAAACACGACCGCATCTTTGGGTGCAATCGAAGTATTCCAAAGGGCAAAGTTGTATTTGTATATTGGCGACGAAGAAGTTTTGGGGACAGGCAACCTTTCTGATTTGCATTTGTATGAAGGGGATTCAGTTCAAACATTAGAAGAACTAATGCAAGACAGCTTTGTCAAAACCCATACAATAGATCAGCCTTCAGTTAGCACCGATTGGACGGAAGCAAAAGCACAAGAATATGCCATAAATAATAAATTCGGTGCAGAAGTTTCATACATAGATAGTATGTCAGCTAATTATAATAAGCCTATTGCCGTATGGAGATTGGCTGTGCCAAATGCGATAGCATCGACTAATTATGCAAATAATGGGAATGCCTTGCAGTTTATACAGGACAATATCTCCCAACATATAAATTTGTTAAGGGATAAGTTTGTGCAGGCTCGTATCAGCGGAGTCGTAATTAATATGGATAATAGAGACCAAAATGTAATATCTAGTTATCAAGGTATTATAGATTGGTTAAGAAGCTATTTGGATTTTGAGGATTTGCCTATTGTTTTAACAGACAGAAGGGGGGTAAAAAGTGAGATCAAGGATTCTGCCTATTTTAAGGTGCAAGATAGAGGTGATGCGATAGGAAAGTGGTATGCCGAAAGAGAGCTGACAGGGTATTATGGGAAAGCATATACTGATTATGGTGGTATTAAGTGGAATAAATTATATGAATTAGATGGAACTGAGTTCACGGGTTCGCATTGCATAAAATATAATTGTGGTGAATTTGATGCGTACCTAAAATATTATGCCGAGCAAAACGGAGTTTATGATAATTGGAATGCACAATCATATTATAATCCAAGTAATAGGTATGCAGGCTATTGGACTAGAATGCATAGACCATTAAATTTACTTGTAGGTGGAAGGGGTGCTTTTACGGGACAGCCACAGCAGTTTATGTATATTGAGTCAGGTAAAAACATAAGAAAGACTTTTGAGGAATGGATGGAAGTTTTAAAGGTCAGTACATATGATGAGTGGGAAGATGCATTTGCAGGAACAGGAATTAATTTAGATTTTCTTTATACAGGAAAGCCACATCCTTCAGGATCGACTCCCATAGGGCAATATTTCACAATGCAATATAAGCGTCCTGAGTTGTTCAATGATCCCGTAAATCATATTTATGCTAAATCATTGCAATATTTAGATTTAGCAAGCGATATTGTTGAGATCATACCATATGGAAGACAAGTTGAAGTACACGGATAAAATATGAGCGATATACAATTTTCAACTCCTCCTCCTTATTTAGAGTTTTGGGCTCATTCTACATATCTGCCCGATTGCTGGCATCAGGTAAAAGCTCAGTCAGGGTGGAAAAGTCATCCGACTAGAGAGGATGGGTATAGATCAATAAACACGGTTCAGTCTGCCTATTTCCCGCCTACATTTAATCATAGTTCATATCGCAATAAGCCTTTATTCGTAAGTAATAATATAGACCGATTGGAAAAAAAATATGGAGATTTTAAGAGTCATATACTTCCTTACACCGCAACTAATACAGGATTGTCGGGCTTTAAGTCTAGGGGGTTTTCTATCGTAGATGAAAATGAGTCTTACATGGCAGAACTGCTTTCAAATAACAAAAATGTAAGAGTAGTAAATTCAGCCAATTTAGATAGGTTAAACGATGCATTAACTACAAAGTCGGAAATCGATTTAGGTAAAATGTATGCGGGGGCTATGGTAGAAGCCAAAGGAAAAATAGAGGTTAATAAAGATGTAGATATAAGTGAACTAAATCCATTATGTCATATAGATGCTGAATCGCATCATGCTGTTCAGTCGCCCGTTCCTCACACCTCAGATACAAGTTATCCATTGGGGTATGACATCTTAAATAATAATCAAGCATTTAAGATGGGACCGATTCTAGAGGGTGGTGATTATTTTTCTCTTGCACAACAGGCGGGGATGGGAGGAATTATATTGCCACGAGACCCGAGTACCCCTGCTTCAGTAGAAAACCCATTGCCATATTCATATGATTATATTAAGCAAAATGTTAATAACAAAGTAGGGTCACGATACACGGTAGTTCCTTGGACTCCTGTTCGATCTGCTAGAGTCTTAAATGGAAAGAAAGCATTTATATTTGGTGATGATATGTATAGAACTATTGCACCACCAAGGGATTCATATAAAACTAGCTTTACTTGTATTGTGGTAGCTAAACCAACAGCAGTCGATTATGGTAAAATATTTTCAGCTGTGTTGCGGGATCAAAGATGTTTAGTTCATTTGCCTTGGCAAGATGAAGGTGCGGGTTATTTCGATTGGGCAAGACCCGAAAAAGCGGGTGTGGGAAGATTAACCTTTATAACAGATATGATAAACCCTGCTGTTTATACGTTTACAGCAAATAATAAGTTAAAGACAGCAACGGTTAGAATAAATGGAGTTACTGTCAACTCGACTAATAATGCATCCACGCATAATTTAAATCAAGCTTTCGCAATCAATGGCAATTATGCAGTAAATGGACAAAGGTGGTGGAATCCTTGTTTTTTAGGAGAAATGATATTCACGGGCGCAAATATAATGTTTGATAATTGGCTACCATATGAAAAATATTTAATGAAGAAATGGAGAATAAATCATGAGTAAACAAATAAGATTGGAGTGGCAAGATGAAGCCAATAATGAAACGGCATTTAAAGTATATCGAGGCTCTTCATTAAGTATGAATGAAGGCAATTCAGATTTGATTGTCTCGATTGAGTGGGATGGTACATCATGGAATGCTGGCATTGTAGATACCACTAATATTTCGGGGCTTACAGATTTCACTTCGGGTGGAGAGCCAACAGACACAGAAGGCACTTTCGGCTTTACATTTACAGAAGCTTCTTCAGGAACATATTACTATGGAGTATCGGCAGGTAATGCGGTAGCAGATAGTGATGTAGTTCCGAGTACATCTGCAATAACAATATAACTAATGGAGACAATAAGACTTAATTGAGGATACAAATATGGCAAAAATACAAATATCATTTCAGGATAACTCAGATAACGAAGATCAATTTAGGATATATCGAGGTACAGCCACACCCGTAACTACGAATGATACCCAAATTGCACAATTGGATCATGATGGAACTTCTTGGTCTATATCGGGACCAGTAACCAATTTAGAAATCTCGCAGGGTGTAAATAATTCTCCTTCTTCGACAGGAGATCAATACATCGTTTTATATGATGAGACTTCTGCGGGAGATTATTATTATGGGGTTCTAGCGTCAAATGCCGTAGGGGACTCAGCTATATCGACATCTGATTTAGTCCAAGTTACCGCATAATCATCCTACTGCTTTGAATGAGTTTTCTAAAGTCAGTTGGGATTGATGTTGGAATATTACAGAAAAGCCTAAATCACAAAATAGACACTCTCAGCGCGGATAAAATAGCGTATGAGCCTGTCAGTATAGGAAATTGGGGAGTTTGCGGGTGTGCGTCATTAGGAAATGTACATGATGCATTAGATACACTTGCGAGAGTAAGAGCCTTAGATGTTGATGAGGTAGGGGCTTTAGATAATAGAATAACCACGCTTGAGTCAGGCAGTACGGGTGGGGGTCTTAGTGATTGGTCAGAAGATAGCAACGGTCATTTATTGCCAAATAGTAATGACCAGCAAGATATAGGTAATGCTAGCAATAAGGTTAGAGATTTGTACCTTGGACCATCTTCTTTAAAAATCGTAGGTGATAGCAATGAAGTTCATACTTATGATGAAGCTTGGTTTGAAGGCAGAGCATCCAATGTATCCTTGGGCAATCTGCAAGTAAGCCTTGGGAATGTAAGATCAAATGTAGAATCGGTAGATACTAGGCTTCAGGGTCAAGAAACATTATCTGCTTATACAATCGCCACTCTGCCAAGTAATGCAAATAAAGGTACAACCGTATTAGTAGAAGATGGTAATGAAACAGGAGATGGTGTTGCTCTCGCTTATTGGTTTAATGGTGTATGGTATCGCTCTTCCGATAATGCAGTAGTAGCTGACAGAACTATAGATATATATCTTTTAGCGGGTCAATCAAATGCTCATGGGCATGCCACCGTTGCCGATCTCGATTCGTCAAGACAAGCTCAAGATGGATTCTTTTATACATCGTGGCATGAAAACACATCAAATGCTTCATCTGATCAATATTATAGTGATTGGGCTACATCTTTAGTTGCAGGAGCTACTAGAGGAGATAGTAATAATAGTACTTTAGGAAATTCAAATTATTTCGGACCAGAAATTGGTTTCGCCTCTAAAGCAAACGAAATAG